CTTATTTGTTTGAGAATCACCACATACATTGCACCTGAACTTGGCATTGTACGGTTTTGTCTTAATTACCTTGAACTGCTCGAGCTGTGTTCCTGCAAGAGAAGCATATTTCTGATCTAGCCATAGTGTGTTTGTTGTCATCTTCTCTATCCTAATTCGTCAAGACAGAGCTATTATACAGCTTAGAATTTAAAAGGCAACTATTATTTTTGGTTTACTGTTTGTTCTGCGTCATTGTAAAATTTATGAACAGCATCAGATGAATTCTTACATGCCAAATTATTTTTTTGTAATTTGACAAGCAATTTGCCTACTTGTTCATCTGTCAAAGTATTCGAGTCAGGAAACTTAGTTATTGTTGGACATTGGTACAAAGAATCTGGAGCTTTGACCAACTTGTATTCTGGTGTCAATAAACTAACAGTTTGGCTGCATCCACCAAGTAACAAACTAGACAATAATAACATCTTTTTCATTTTTTAACACCATATGTTTCATTAAGTTGTTTCACTATACTTTTTAGATAAGCAGATGAAGGACGCTTTTCATCTGAAGCATCGTCAATAGCTTTTCTTTGAATTGTATCTAAGTTGTTTTGCAATGATTGATTTTGTCTGTTAACATCGCTTGCAATATTAACAGCATCATTTGTTATTGTCTGGGATTTTGCAACAAACTCTTCTGTCTTTTTTTGATATTCTTGGTTTTGCATTGCATTGTATGCTTCGGTTGCTGCTTCAGTAATATTCTTGTCGTGCATATACAACCAACCATAGAAGCCACCTGATAATGTAATCAGTAATGTAAGCATCAGACCAAATTTAGTCATTAAAAAGAATCTTAAAACTATCATCCTATTATCCTAACGAAAGAGCTTTATCCTTTGTTGATTTTTCATAGTTACTTAGTTTATCCAAATAACCTGCATTTCGCAATTCTTTAAACACAAGATTACCAAAAGCAAATTCACCACCGTCTGCAATAGAATCGCTTCTTAATTGTTTAATCTTATCTTTGAATACTTTAATAGAATCCATGTCTGCTTGTTGTTCAATCATAGAATCTATTGTGTCTTTATAATACTGAACCTTATCTTGAAGATGAGGATCCTTTTCAAAATCAAGATTTAAATATTCTGGCTCTTGTAGCCAACGATCTTGAAGAACAGAATAAACTCCTTGACCCATATGTGGTTGGTCTTTAACATCCTGTGCATACAATTCTACAGGATAACCAAATATTCTAATGTCTGGATGAGTCAATGTCCAAAGAGTCTTTTTGTCTTGCATATATTCATCAACAAACATTCTGTTTAGTTGGCAAGATGGACAAGTACAACCTTCATCGTGACCAAAATTATTTCTGTCAATGATTAAATGTAGATCGAGATCTGAATTTGGTGTATAATTATAATTTGCATTACCACCTGTAAGGATAATGTCAAAGATCTCTCCTGGATTGATCTTAGCAAAGTCTCTCCATGCTTCTGCAATTTGTAGAAGCTTTCCTCTTACTTCATCCTTAAGTTCTGCACCATCCCAAATTTTAGGGTTAAGGACAGTGTGGTATTCAAGTGTTGTTTCTTCTGTTGCCATAGGTGCTCTTCTTCCCATAGCAGACATCATAGGGCTAACAGGTTTTGGAGCACCTTTCTGATTAGCCTTTTTATATTTGTTCATTGCATTCTTAGAAACACCTGGCATTCCTTTATATGAACCAGGAGGTTGTCCAATTCCAGCAATGTCACCAGAGCCAGCACTATTAACAGCAACTGCTCCACCTACTACACCATCTTCTTGAAGTTGATCAATAATTTGTAACAAATCTTTTTCTAGCTTTTCTTCTAGTTCTTTTGCTAGATATTTGTTTTCTTCGTGAATTGGATTTGATCTAAGAAGTAGCAACGTTGCAGCAACAGTACCTAGTCTTGAACCACCACCAGGAATCTTAGCAAGAATCTTTTTAAGATTAGCAATCATTACATCATACATTCCAAGAGCTTCTTTTTCTCTTGGAGTAAAATCTTTACGAGCTTTAAGGAAATTGCCATTTGCATCAATAAGACCTAGTTTATATGCAGGCCACTGATTGAAAGGCATTGTTAGCTTTTTGATAAACTGATATGTTAATACTGCATCAACTACCATCTTAGATCTTTCTGAGTTCGTTTAGTATGTTATTATTTAATGGTATTTCTGAAGTATTTATTGTTCTATTATCTAAACCAATGTTTTCTACTTTTTCGGGAAGAATATTTAAGAACATTAAGAAAGGTTTGAGTAGCTCTTCCATTCCTCTACATTTTAAAAACAACATCCTTGCAGTATTAACAGGACCAAACATGTTGTTTAATATCATAATATGGTTGAGAATCAATCTTTCTTTGAGATCACCTTCTTCAACATATCTATTGAACAATCTTTTTATATATTTGAATCGTTTGAGGTCATCGTAAAACTCAATTGTGTCATAGCATTGAGGATTATCATAATGTTTGGCTGCAAATAATATAAAATTTAACTCGTCAAGTCTTTCCATTTACTTCAATTTCATTATGATTCAAATGTATATTTCTGTCCTGTTTGGAAAGTCCCTGTTCCTGCATAGATCGTTACAGTACCAGAAGAAACATTGACAGAAAGAACATTTGCCTTGGCTGATAAACCTGGGCCAAATACTCTATAGCCTCTTTTTATGTGATTTAATACTGCTGCTTGACCAGTGAACTTAACTGTTGTTCCTGAAGTACCACTTACAGAAGTCATTACATACTTCTTAATCCCTTGAAGTGCACCCCAAACCTTTTTTCCAGATCTTACAGCAGAATTAATTGCCATCTTACATTTCTACAATAATAGCAGTGTTTGAAGTCATTGATCTTGCAAATATAGTGTTTGCACCATCAAGCAATGTCATAACTGAAAGTGACTGTTGAAGTTCACCTTGGAAACGATCATACACAAATCCTGGTCCAATATTATTTGCAGGAGCTGATCCATCGTTGGAGAAATTAATTACAGCTGGACGTTGACCTGTGACTTGAAATGTTACGTTTCCTGTTACATTGCTACCAATTTTAGTCCAGGTATTTGCTCCTAGTGCATAATATGTTACGTTAGAAGTAGCCATTTGTTTTTCCTATTAAACTAATCTGATTCTTACCACACCAGTAGAATCATAATACAAAGTTCCTACATTGACTCCACCAACAGAAGCATTGTAATCATTGCTATATGGACCAGCCATTGTTGTTACAGATATCGTGTTGACAGATATATTTGTACTTAGTGAGAGATAACCCATAGTGTTTGCAGTAAGGTTGTTACCTACTTTAATAACACCATTTGCAGTTGTATTAGCATAGTTAGCATATGATAATAGAGTGTCTGCTAGGTTATTAACATTAATTCTTATAGTAGAGGGTAACCCTTGAAGATCATGAGCAACTGCAAAGTAATCATTTGCATATAATGATGTAAGTTCGTTAAGCTCAGAAATCTTTGGCATAGGTTACCCTCTAAAATAATATAAATTAACCTGGTAGGAACACGTTGTTTGAAATTGCACCGTTTGCAGATCCACCTAGTGAACCCATTGCAACGAGTGTTTCATACTGAACGCGGCCAGCACGACCACCAGTACCAGACTTACGTAGAACCCAACCAGAGTGAGTTACAACAGCACCATTTCCACGGTTTGCTCCACCGATAGTAGCTTTACCAGTAGCTGTAATTCCTTGTAGAAAATGACCAGTTTCTGAAATTGTACTTGGAACTAGTGCAATTCTATCTTGTGAAAGATTAGAAGGAACATTTGAAAGAGCAACGACTGTGCTGTTTGCAAAGTTAACATAATAAGTTGTATTATTTGCAAGTCCACCAATAACAGTGTTACCACCTGCAGTGTAATACTTAATCTGATCAAAAGCTCTGAAAACGCCAGCAGAAGTAACAGCAATAGTATCATTGCTACCATCTACTGCAGTGTTTGCATTGAATGATGTTGCTGCAGGAGCAGGAACAGTAATTGTTGGAATAAAGTTATATGTGTTTCCACCACTTGCTACGTAGTAAGAAGCAATCTTACCAGAAGAATTTGCAACACCATATGCTGCAGCATTTTGACCAGTTTGAGTAGCACTGTTAGAAGAAATAGTTACGTTTGCAGTGTTTGCAAGATAACCTGAACCATATGTTGCAGGCATTACTTCAACCAATGGACCATAGGAAACGTTTTGTTCTGTTACGCTTACGCCCCATTCACCAACTGCAAGATTGTTGATATATGCACCAATTGTAGTATTATTATAGAAAGCAGATTGGATTGCCTGTGAATTTGCCTTCAATTTTGTAGTTTCTGATGCACCCCATAGTACAGAGTTTGCACCATTAACTGTATTACCCCATTGACCTGAGTTACCCATTTCGTTTCTCCTTTTTTAGAAAACGTTTTTTCTATCTTGTATTTAGGTTTTAAAAAAAGTCAATGGTTCAAATTTTGGCAGTGGATTTAATCATCCAGGCGTGCTTTTTATGTTTATCCATTCTATCTTGAAGGAAATTGGATAAACCAATCTCATTATTAAATTCAGCTGACTTATAAGCCATCTTAATTGCTTCCATTACAGTGCCATTGTCACCGTATAGAATATTCATCATCTGAGTTGCATCCAATTGCAAATCAGTCTGATCTTCAATCATAGTAAGTTGCTTGAAATCCTTATACGAACCAGGAGCATATGAGTTCAATGATCTAATGTGTTCAGCAATATCATCATTTGCTTCCCAAATTTCTTCATATAATTTTTCAAGAAATTTGTGGTATTGTGGAAAGTTAGGACCTTCTACATTCCAATGGAACTGATGAATTTTTAGATAGAACGAGAAGTTTGTTGCAAGATACTTCTTCATTGCTTCGACAAGACTATCCATAATTATTACCTTTCAGAACTTCTGCTTTTGCCTGGATCAGCCATATGTAGCTTTCCATCTATTTCTCTAACTTTAACTTTTTTAATTTTTACAGGTTTGCCTGTTGCATCATGAATTGTTATTTCACTTACATATTGCTTGAAGGTTTTCATTAGCCCTTATCCAATTTAGAAGTGGGTGTTGAAGACCAATACTTACATGACCAATAGTTTGCTTTCCATCTTGGACCAGGAGTCTCGCAATGATGTCTTGCACGGTAAGAAGATTTTCTAGAAGGTTGATCTCTCTTAATTGAAAGATGAGGATCTCCAAAGTTAACCTTGACTACATTACCAGAAGCATTCTTGACATAAACTGCTCTTTTCTTAGGACCACCTGGAGTAAGGAATGGCTTTCCTAGCTTTACCTTCTTACCTTGGTGTTCTGCTTCTTCATGTACTTCGCCCCAATCTTCATAAAGCTCAAGACCAGAAACAGTAAATGTGTCTTCTGTAAGACCCAATTCTAATTCCCACTGCTCATCTATGAAACAACCATCATTATACTCTTCTTTTGCAACAGCCATATTGTCAACGAGATTTGGATATGGACGTCCTGCTGCTTTAGCGCGAGCACGTGCTAGTGCCTTCTTTGCTGGTGAAAGATGGTGATGTTCTTTATTAGGATTTGGCTTATCCCAAACTTCTTCTGCTTCTTTTTGGAACATCTTATTAAGATCGAGTCTTTTTAATTTCACAGCCTTTTTTCCTTCTGCATCGTCATGGTGACGGAAATGAGGATTACCATCAATCCATGTTGTGTTTTCTTTTACTTGTTGTTTTTGATTCTTAATCCAAGTATCAGGAGTAACACCATATTTCTTGACCCAATCTTTATGTAGCTTATCTGATTGGATACCAGCTGTATCTGAAATATCGAGCATCACTCTATCGATAGCACTGTAAGATGTATCCTTCATTGTAGAGAGTTTTGATCTCAATTGTTCTACTGGATCATCTGCTTCTTCATGAATTCTCTTAGTAGCCATAGCAACAATCTTGTTATTCTTTTTTACTACTTCAGGCTTGTACCCTTTTGTGCTGGTAATTTCTTCACCAGCAGCAGAACCTGCTCTTGCAGTAGCTCTCATTTTTACTGAATTTAAGGCATATTGACCTTTAGGTGTATCACCAACTTCAGGTAGAAACTCTTCTCGTGCTGCCATGAAATCGCCAACAGATGGTTTTTCACGACCCTTTTGACGAGCAAGCATCTCTGCTCTTTGCTTTTGTAGATCAGTCAAAGGCTTACGAATTTTTTTCATACGTCTTACTGCAATCGCTTCAGCAAATTCTTCATTAGTTTTCTTTTTTGCTTCTTTGTCAAGAATTGCTTGATAATCTGCAGCACTCTGTTTTAATCCAGCTGCAGCTTTATCTATTCTATTGCCAATACCAGGCTTTGCTTTTTCAATTTTGTCCCATGGTGATTTATAACCCTTTCCATAGGCTTCAAATGTATTCTTTGTGATTGCTTGTTGACGATAGAAATCGCTGTCAAGATGTCTGTCTCTTGCAGGATCTTTTCTAGGAACAAGATCAATTCTGTTTCTCTTTTGACCAGAACGAGTCATTGCTTCTTTATCTTCTTTTGGATCATTAAATCTTAGTTTATAATCCATTTTTACACCTTGTCCTGGTGTATCGTTCTTATAGATATCTGTCAGAGAATTTGTACCTACTTGTCTTTGATAAGTATCGTTTCTATTAATTTCTGCTTCTACAATGTCATAGATTCTGTTAACTTCATCCAATGTTTGCTTTGAAATATGCTTGTCAAACATTGCATCGATGTCTGCAGAATTATAAATTGGATGCAAATTGATAGGATCTGGTTTGCCAGAAGGGTTATCTTCTGTCTTTCCCAACATAGTTTGACCTTTGGAAATCTCATCCTTCACTGTAGATGCCTTCATTTTCTTTGCAGGCTTATTATCCTGCTTAGGAGGGCTATCTGGTGTTTCTGCTTGATCTGAAGGAGTATCTGCCATTATTTTTCTCTTTTTTTGTTATTGTATATTTATATCGTCGTCAATATCTTCGATACTTTCTTTGACTGACTTAATATGATTGATAATTTCTTTCGCATGTGGATGAAGAGCTTTAGGAAGTCCCTTCTTGAAACCTTCTTCATCACCAGCACGAGCATGAGATCTCATTTTTGTTCCAGACATTCCTTCTGTTCCTTCTGCATCCGGATCTCTATGTCCAGCAGAAACAACATTAACTGTCTTAAAATTAAAATGTCCGTGACTTCTTTCTTTTCCATTGTATTTGTGGATAAGATCATGATATTCTTTTACGCGATCAGAGCCAGCAACCATAGTAAGATGTCTTACACCTGATTTGTGAAGATGCGAAAGCTGGTGAAGCAATGTAGGATGTTCTTTATTAGAAGAATCAACATGCGTTCCTTTTGCTGCAATCTTTTTAATATATCCAACCTTTGCTTTAGTAGGAACTGGATTTTTACCTGTTCCTTCTGAATGAGAAGCTATGATATGAGCTTCACCTCCTGTTGACTTAGCATGGCTTTCTACTTTGTGAATTAGCTTTTCATGACCAACTGTCGGAGGATTAAAACGTCCATAAGCAAATGTTGCAGACTTTTCTTTTTCTTCGCTAATATAATTAAGAAACGTTTTCATTACTTTACCCAATCCTTAGGCTTATTAAAGTTTGCTTGAGAAAATTCTGCACGATTGACCATTTTGGTAATCTTGCCTTTGTGCTGAACAACATAACCTTCAGGATCAGTCTTCTTACCTTCGATTGATTGGCTCATTGGATTGGTAGAAGATTGAGCTTTGTGTAATCCTTTTGTAAGGATATCTTTTGCAGCCTGAACGTGGTGATGAATATCCAAAGCATGTTGGAAATGCTTTTCATGAGTATCATGATGAGCAAGTGCATCATTCATTGCTGTTGTCTTACGTTCTTTTGCAGCAGGAGTAACTACTTTATCTACTTCTTTCTGCATACGATCTTTAATGTGTGATCTTAGACCAGCTGTCGATGGCTTTTCACCTGTACGTACAGTCTTGTTAATATATGTGTCAAAATGATCACTGTGCTTTCCAATAATGTCGTGATGGCTTGCAGGAAGCTTGTTATGAATAGCCTCTGCTTTAGCCAAATGTGTTTCTACTGCTTTGTCTTCGCTTGGTGAAAGGTGACTCATTTTAACTTTGCCTCTGGTGAAATCATATGAACGTCAGGATGCTTTTTAAATTCTGAATGGCTTGTGAGAGGAGATGCATGCATAGTGGAAGGATGATCAGGATCACCTTCAATCTTTGTATGAACAGCAATTCCCATTTTAGAAGCAAGAGCTTTTTTGCCTTCTGGAGAATCTTTTTTGAGATGATATCTTATAGTGTTTGGCTTAAAATGAATCTCATCATCTGTATGATGGATCTCACTATGGTCATGCATATAGTCACCTTGATACATTCCCTTTTTAGGAGTGACCTTTGGAAGATGCTCTAATGCATGATGAAGCTTTTGAGCAAGACCAGCAGAGTGACCAAAATGCTTATCTACTTCAGCATGAGTGGTCGCTAGTTTTGGAGAAGATCCAAATGCTCCATGTTTAGTTGCAACAAAGAATTTTCCTGTCTTTGGATGATGTCCAAAGACAATAGCAGGAGCTCCATCCAATTTGGTAGAAACATGAGTCTCATGATCAGATGTACCTGATTTCAATCCTTTGTGGATTGCTCTCAAAGAAGAAACAGCATGAGCAAAACCTTCTTTGCTTTTTACAGCATTATCTTCCGGATGCTCTTGGTGTTTAGCAGAAGCAACACCAGAATTTGCTGCTTCTTCGATGTAATGGATAAATGTTTTCATTGTGTTTTGTTCCTGTTTATATTGTATTTATTCAATGTTAAAATGGAGAGGCTTTTCTACCTAAAATTGGCATAATAACAATACGAGTTCCTTTGACACCAGCATCAGATCTGTCACCCTTATAGATAGCCATGAAAACAGGTTCAAATCCACCGCTATCTACAGAATCACCATTATAATGAACGTGATTGGCAGTCAAAGTATAATTGGACATCGATTTTACCAATTTTACAGGACCTTGTAACAATATTGTTACGTTTTGTTGACCAAGCTTCTTTGTGTCAAATGCATTACCATAAACGGAAAGCATCTTTAAATCTTTATCTTTTATTTTTCTAAAAAGAGAAGTAGCGTTAGGTAATCCATTAGGATATATCTTCTTAAGGTCTGCAATAAACTTTTTAGTTTCTGGATGATTAAAAATCTTTGGTTCTTTCTTTTCAGAAATACCACCCCATTGTTGAAAGTCTTTAGGACCTGAACCATCTTTGTGAGAAATCCAGACAACCTCCTTGCCGTCAGCATCAAGTAAATGAAAGTCTGATTTAGGTGTTCCTGTTGTACTGGCAGCGTCTGTTATCTTGTAAACTTTATTCTTAATTTTAACAGGAATAACTGCACTCTTCATTTCTTTCTTTGCAGCAGCTATTTGTTTTTTTAAAGATGCTAATTGTTCATCCTCTTTGGCTGTTCCTGCTCCTTCACCTTTACCTCCAAATTCAGGAGTCTTTACGATGTCGGATATTTTATAAGTGTTGCCATCATTACCAAGAAATCTTACAGCATCATATGATGCTTTGTTGCCTTTTTCTAGCAAAGCAATTGCTTGTTTATTTTTATAAAATAAAACCTTCTTACTACCTGTAACTTCAAACAAAGAACCTTCCTGGAGTTTCTTTATAATAACTCCAGCTCTATATTCCCTACCAGGTTTAAGTAATTCAGAAGATGAAAGATTTGCCATCTAATATTTATTGAAATAAAAAAAGAGGGCAAAGCCCTCTTTAATTTTTGTTATTTAAGCTTTTCTTGCTGTGCTATTTGATTGGATATAAAATCAGCAAATGAAGCTACAGAGCTTGTATCATTTTGTTGAGTTTGATCCTGAACAGTTGTGTCCTGAGGAGATTCTTGAGAAGAAGTTTCTTGAGGAGCAATTTGTTTAGAAATAAAGTCTGCGTATTGGTTTATCTTATCGTTCATAGCTAATCCTTTTATTGGTATTTATAGACCAATCATCTTGGATTGATATTTAAACGAGCCACGGAAATCATTGACAAGGTAATCAGAAAGAATCTCAAAACGAAGAGCTGAATCTTCTTCGCCTTGCTTCTCGAGGTCTGCTTTAGCTTCCTTACAGAACTTAATAAGAGATGCCAAAGAAATCTTGTCACCATCGACCAAAGCTGCCGAATGAGTTTTGCCTGCACGTTGATTAGACATAAAAAAGCCTCCATTGCTATATTTTAATAATAGCATGGAGGCTTAATTAAGTCAACAGTTATTTTATTAGAACTTTACTGTCAAACCGGCCATAACTACATCGCCAGTTGCATTCATGCTGGAAGTAGTGTCATAGTTACGAGCAATCTTTGCACTTACACTGTAAGTAGAGTTGAAGTCGTAAGTAATGCCAGTTCCAATCTGGTGGCTTTGGTAACCATAAGATCCAGTGTCAAAAGCTGAACGGTAACGATACTGAATGGCATTAATAGTTACGCCACTGCCAATTGCATAATCTGCATTACCATACAATGCAAAATATGGGAAGTTGCCAGTATCAACAAAACGCTCACCAACACCAACCTTACCACTCAAACCAACACCATACATTGGAGCAAGTGCATAACCAGCCTGTGCTTCAAGGTTCTGCTTTAGAAGAGCATTAGAAGCCTGTGTTGTCTGAGCCTGTGCTCCAACACTAAAACCGTTACCAATATTGTGCTTGTAAGATACAGTGTACTGATCATCAACCTTGGCACCAAAGTTGTTACCTAGGTCCTGACCATATTGCACAGTCAAGCTATCAACGCTAGCAGATGAAGCTGCTGGTGCTGCTGCTGGTGCAGCTGGTGCTGCCTTCTTAGAAGGAAGATCAGTTGCATATGCAGAAGTTGCCATCAACAAAGCAACTGTAGTAATAATAAGCTTTTTCATTTAGTACTCCTTAGTTTTAAAATATGGGTTAGCCTTCTACAACTAACTTTTTGTGGGACAGTTTGTTCTCTCTTGCCCACAATACGACTAACCCGATTGCACGTCCATGAGCTTCAATCTCCCATGGCGTATCCCAATAATCTACCTTATCAGTGTTCCAACGTTGACCATTAAATTTATAGACGTTTGTTTCACGTTGTAACTGGTAGAATTCCCCTTTGGCCCATTGCTTGACATGAACAAGCTCATGTGCCAAACTGTTTAGTAATAGTTGGATTTTTTGATTAGGATCAATTTGGATTGTAAAGTCAAAAGGACGATAATGTTGATCTTCCCATATACAATTTGCAAACTGATTAGTCTCGTCAAAAAGTCCTTTTTTAAAAGTCACTTGGATATTTAGCTTTTTCTGTTTTGGCTTTGTAAAGAATTTATTAACAATAAACGTAGCCAAACTACGCAACTTCTTTAAATCATCCTTACCAACCATATGAGTGTTTTCAAACTTAAACATTGTCTGCACCAATCAGAGGAATATTTACAATGAACTCTGGACTATCATCAATCCACACATCAACCATCCAACCCATATTGTTGGTGAATTTGCGTTTTTGTTCACCTTCTGTAAAGATAACAGGAATAACTGAACCCAACCAATCTAATGCAGGATCAGTCATAGCTTTCCTACGAAAAGTGACGACACGTACATCATGACCTCTATTTTTTGCATCAAAAATGAACAAATCCCACATTGCAGGATCACGAGTGTATGTATCATCAAAGTCTAATGCAATATTCATTAGAAATCACCAGGAGCTACTTGCATTACACGAACACCCTTAGCACGAATTGCATCAACTACTTGCTGACGATCATCAAACCAAAGCCAAGGAAAATCGTGATCCTTACAAATCTGATCAAGAAGTTCTACCTTAACAATAGCATCAGAACGATAGTCTTTTTCTTTACGCATGTAAAGACCATGGACATACTTATTCAAGCCATGTTTTATCATCCATTCTCCAGTCACATTTTCGTATATTTCTTCTCTGCCAGTACAAAGAATAATATCATGACCTTGTTTTGATAATTCAATAAGCAAATATGCAACATCCCAAATTAGACCATCATCAGCCATAGTAGCATTATATGCTTTCCAGTCTTTCTTTTCACCCATCAAGTGGATTTGGCGATGCCGATTATCTGCGATCGTACCATCAATATCAAATACTACAAAACTCATTTTTTTGAATATCCCTGACGCTGTCTAATAATAAAGAACCTAACTTCTTGTGCTGATGCTAGCCATGGCAATCTAGCAAAATGTGGTTTGCCATCAATTGTATAGGAAGCATCGGTACGTTCACACTTTGCTCCATCTAATACAAACTCTTTATTCGTTACTCGAATGTTTTCCATATTTTACCTCTATTATCATAATAGTATAGAAAACAAATAAATGCAACAATTTTTATTAAAAAAAAATTATTCAATAATCTCAATGAGATCCTTAAGTGAAGGGTATATTTTCACTATTTCTTTCCAGCATTCAATTGCTATCTCCCTATGTTCTTTCTGAGTACCATTAGCACAACGAAGCTGACAATAGTGAATCCAGCTTCTAACAGAGCCAGCCATATAAAGACGAGAAACAGTAAGACCTTCTGGAAGAACTGCACGAGCTTGTTCTTTTGCAATTCCATTACGAATAGCCCAATCATATTCTTTTTTGGCATATTCAATAACTATCTTT